GGACAGTGCTTACATACTTTAACCCTGCGATAACTTCTGTAGCTGGGTCTTTAAGCATGAGATTTCCGTTCTCATCTATAATAGTCGGAGCATTGCTAGGATAAAATTCATAATGACCACTAGAAATACCAGAAGTGGTCAAACTTATATGTGTACCTGCTATGGCATTCGCATAGGACGAAGCTAATTTAAAATAATTGTCGTCCTCTCTAATAACATAATAAGTTGTGTTTTCTGTAATCCCACCTATAGCCGCATTAGCAAAAGACTTGTAATAAATCTCCGTACCAGTAACTAAATAATGAGGGATAACAGTCGAGGCATTCCCAGAATAAACAAGGTTAATCCGGTTATTTCCACCGTCAACTTTATTATAAAGAACAGTAAGGACAGAAGGAGAATACCCTTCTTGTTCATAAAACCCATCAGATAAAACTTCTACAGCTTCTTTATCTAAATGTGTAAAGCCTGGGAAAATATAGGCGTTAACAGGCGTAATTGTATGGGTACCAGACCCACCTGTAAGAGTAAGATTAATATGTGCAAAAGCATTTTTTGCAGTAGAAGCTAGGTATAGTTCGTTCGCATCTTTTTTAATTAAATAATAATCCGTACTAGTCGATAAAGCCGCAGAGGTAGCCCCATCCGTTGGCAAAGTTCCTGTTGTAGAAAGCCTAACTTTAGTACCAGTAGCTAAATTATGATCAGCGGTACACTGAGCAGCGTTTGAAGAAACTGAACCGAACGTAGTAGTTACGGTAGATATCTTTATTCTTTTAGCCGAATCACTAAAATAAGCCTGGTCATCATCGCTAGTAGAGCTATTCTTTAGCTTAGTATGGGAGAAGTCCTCGCCTATCTTTTCTAAATAATGAACAGTATTCCCTTCTACCAACCTAGATATTGAAAGGTACAAGTCATCGTGAGTACCAGTACTATTAGGAATAACAGATATCGAATTGATTCTAACAGTCGATCCACCAAATTCATGTTTATGCCAAGCCGCTGTGCCAGTGTCACTATCTAAAGTTAAACCGATTAAAGCGTTCCTAGTTGTTAGGCACCATATAATACCTTTAGAAGCTTGATACGCAAACTGAAGGATCTCTATTCCTGAACTAGCATCAGAGCTATCACCGTCAAATAAATGACTAACGATGTGTTCTGCACTAACTGAAAGGTTTCTAGATATGTAAGAGCCGTTATCATTGTTATACTTAAACTCTCTTAATAGTTTACCGTCCCTAGAAATAAAAACAGTAGAGTCCTCTATCTTTCTGGCCATGATAGGTGAAGAACCATGACTAGTCTGCGGCTTAATAACTGGAGGTGTTATCGAAGAAATAGCAGTATCACCACCAGAAACGATATACTCCGTACCAAGAGTACCAACCTCTAAATGCGTTCTAGGTGCAAGCCATGTTATCTCGTTTACTTCCTGTGAAGCAATCGTAAATTGAAAGGGGTCGGTAGCAACAGCAGACCCTTCATATTCCCCTGTATTTTCACCCCAACTATGATTAGATAATCTTTCTTCCATAAAATGGAAAAAGTTTCCGGTCATTGATCCATATAATGTATCAGGACGAGCAATAGTACCACCAAAGATAAGTCTTTGTTCAAAAACCGTAACAGCCCTAGGGTAACCACGATAATTACTAAAACTACTTTCACGCCACACATCCGAATAATATGAATAAGACCCTGAGGCTGTCCCTACATCCGTAGCCGTAATCGTAGCAACAAACTTAGGTGTTAGGACTGTACCTGTAGTCCCATCCGCAACAGAAAGAACGGTTGTTGATCTAGCATTAGAAAGGGATGTTGCGAGCTTTATCGTATTAACATCATGTTTTATAATATAATAATCTGTGTCAGCTACCAATGGGCTCGGTAGATTTCCAGAAGCATGTACGATATCGCCAGTAAGATGTGAATGACTTGTAGCAGTCGCAGCACTTGTACTAAACGCAACAGTTATAGCTGCTGGAAAACCATTATAATTTACGCGAAAACATTCGTCCTCGTCGCTATTCCTTACAGAAAAATAAGCCCCATGGTGTCCCGAAGTTGTATCTGCGCTAAAAAAAGGAACACCTACAGAACCACCATCCGCAGTGTACATAGCTAAAGAAACACTTGAACCGGACCCAGATACCCGAATAAACCGATTACTATCCGTATTCGTGTCCTCATATGGAACATGCATGGCTTGTTTCGGGTTTGAAGTCCAGAAATATTCTTCCATGTTGCTTATGTAAAATTTATTAGATGCTGTTCGGGCAATAACCAACGGTCTTATTCTACCGCTATTATGAGTAACAATTAAAAGGTCTGCACTCTGGGCATAAGAAAAATTGTTAACATCAGAAGTTAGGTTTTCTAAGCCACGCCCGACCCCAAAATCATCAGAGGTATTTCCAGAGATAGGTATATCTTTGTAAGCCGCAAACCCAGAAGGGTCATCTAACGAAGTTGTAATAGTACCAGCGGTTCCTTCGGAGTCGTACACTTTAATCCGCAAAACAGTGCCAGTAGATTTTATCTCTATCGCAATATTATAAGATTCTTTTTTACTAAAGATAAAAGGGATAAGGCCCACATAACTAGTCGTAGCTGTAGGGGTAATTGTAGAAACATATCTAGACCCCATTCGCCTAGATATCCCACCCTGACGAAAAGTAGTAAAGTTCTGTAATGTATCTACACCAGTAGCATACTCTTCAAGGTCAGTCCTTCCATCCAAACGTGGATGGAGTTCACCGCTTGTAAAGGCGTTTTGTACGTGCCTATACTTCATAGTCTTGCCTCAACAAAGCTATCATCAATCAGATCAGGAGGTGTCCCTTCCTGAGCATCATAACTTCTAGCTAAAGATAAATGCGCTTGGTACTGAGTAACTAACATATTAGAAAGCGTAGTTGATTGAACTAAACTATAGGATAAATCGGCAGCTAACCGTAAAGCCAAAGCCTCTATAAAAAAGCTATCATACTCAGCAGGTGCGGTTACTCTCTTTATATACCTTGCTTTAATAGTAGCACTGTCTGTAAGAATTTTATTTCCTTCCTGCTTCCACTCGATTGTTTCATCAGATAAATCTAAAATCCTTAAACAGTCTGAAGGGATAGCATACTCGTAAGTATACCCAAAAGCAGGAGTAGAACTTAGCTGAGCAAAAGATGCCCTTGTAATAGCAAAGTTCCAAGGGTGACTTCTCAGCACTTCATCTCTAACCTTACTATATTGCTCATTACATAACTGAGCACGTTTGTTCGTTTCAGTTAAAGAGTTTATTCTTTCTGCGCCTATTTTAATAAGCGCACTATTACATATTGACGTTTCAGTAGTCGTTAAAGACATAGTACACCCTTAAAAAGAAAGGGGCCGAAGCCCCTATCATTTATTCGATTACGTAAAGAACTACTAGTTCAATATCACCTGATGTAGCATCAGCAGCACCTGCTCCAGGTACAATCTGAACTTCTACTTCAGCGTCAAACTTTTTCAAATGCCCTGGCACGGAAGCACCATTAGCTACCATACCCTTACATGCTGCTGCTGCGTGAACAGCAAGTTCATTGAAAAAACCATCAGCATCAGCCGCCTCAACAGCATCAGAAGAAGCCGCCCAACCAATGTCGAGGGTACCATCTGAGTCAGAATCGAGGTCAGCAAACTTACAAATAACGTCTAGTACTCTAGCCCCTTTAGGAATCTTCATCATATGAAGAACGTCACCTGCGATCGCTTCAGAAAGTGAAATTTTATCGTAAGCTACTCTTAACCTACCAGCTTGTTCACCAATAGGAATCATTTCCGATGGAACATTCTGATATTGTTTGGTGTTATTTACACCGTAAAAACTTGCCATTATTTACCCCCTATTCGTTACAAGCAATCTCTACTACTTTGTTCTCTTCCATTCTGGTAGCACCAATCCCCATGCAAGCATAGACCTGAGTAGAGTAAGACTTGTCTGCTCTCTCAGAAATTTTACCAGTAACGTCTTTAGCAGTAGCAAGAAGTAGTCCGTCTTGCGCCCAGGCAAAACATCTTCTAGCGCCAGCATCAAAAGTTTGTGAACCAGTACCATAAGTACCGTCAGCTCTGTTATAAGAAAACGCATCGGCTATAGTACCAAGTCTTTCAGTTCGGATAAATTTGAAACCTAGGAAGGTATCAATCTCACCCTGAACAAGAGCTTTAACAGTGTTGAAGTCAGAACTTGTAATAGACGTTTCACCAAGTAAAGCGTTTAGCTGAGAAGAACCGATTGCGATGTATCGTGGAATAGATTCATCAACATCGTTAGCGTCAAACTTTTCCTTAACTTTTCTAAGAGTTTGGAGGTTTAGGTTGTTACCTGTAGCAGTTGTA